CGCCTTTGCTTTTTTCACACATTGATCGGGTTCGGTTTGATGTTCAACGCGGTTTGATACATGTCGATTTGCGCCGCGGATAGCGATTCGCCGCGTTCATGACGTTTCTGAAGGGTTTTTGCCCACAGCTTGTGATCTACATCACCCCGATCGTTTTTAGGCGCACTGAGCGCGTTTGACGCGATTTTGGCTAGTTCCGCATCGACGACGTGTTCGTCCGCTTTTGGTGCGGGCAGTTGTTCGCTTTGCGGGCGCGGTGCTTGTTTGCACAAAGCTTTGAACTCGATCAAATTTGGGCAACGTTCTGGCAAATGTTCAAGCGCCCAACCGATGGCGTTCAAGTTTTGCGCGAATATGCCGAGTTCGTGCGCCCAAGACGATTTCACGTCGTTGATGTCAAGACCAGACCACATTCGAACGAATTGTGTTCCGTACGTAAGGTTCATTCGATCGAACAATCGATCAATAGCGGCGATCGGTAGGCTCATTTTGCAATCCTCAGATGTTTGCGTGATTCGTTGACAGCGATGTCAAACATGTCGGGTTCGTATTCAACTGCTGATCGTTTGCCAGATGCTTGCTCATACCACTCGCGTTTTGCTTCAGCTTCGAGTTCGACAAACGATTTGTGCTGTTGCGCGGGTGTTTTTTGATTTCGACACCAGTTGCGCCACGTTGCAAACCAATTCAGCTTTCGTGCTTTCGCGCCGGGTTGTGCAATCCAGTAGTCCTTGAATTGATCTGCGACTTTGTGGGGATTTAGATCGGGTCGGTGAACTCGACACCATCGAGCGTATTCGTCGGGCAGTTCCCAATCGTCTGGCAATCGGCTTGCTTTTGGCTGAGCCTTTGGCGAAGCGTCCTTATTCAGTATTGATACATTGGATTGTTCATTGGACTGATACTTGCCCGTTACTGTTTTGGTAACCGTTGGAGTTACCGTTTTGGTAACCCCTCCCGTTACTGTTTCAGTAACCGTTACTGAATCAGTAACCGTTGCTGTTTCGGGTACTGTTTCGCTGATCTCGACGTGATCGAACAATTCGTATCGGGTCGATTTGCTGAACCCGCCTTTGCCCGATTTTCGTAACCAACCAAGCGATTCGAGTTCGCCCGTAATGACGCTGATTTTCGTCAGCGGCAAACCCGTCATGTCGGAAATTTTCTGTCGCGACGGAAAGACGACATTCGTTTGCTTGTTGCGAAATGAGAACAAAACGCAAAGCACTTTCATTTGATTTTTCGTCAGTCGATCATCTGCGAAAACATCGAGCGGCACGACGCTGAAGCGACCGTCATTCGTCATGTAGCACCTCCAGATCGGGTACGACGAGTTCGTACGCTTTTTCTTCCCAGTTTTTCTTACCGTCGACGGGTACAAGCCACCCGAGGTCGACAAGCGAATCGATCACGTGTTGAACGACGTGTTGACGCATACCGACTCGATCAGCAAGTCGACCAAGCGACGGGTAATACGTGCGCGTCATGCCGTCACGAAAGCTGAACAGCGCGATTAGCACCTTGATTTGCCACATTGACAGACGATCATCGCGAATCACGTCGATCGGCACCATGTAGATCAGATCGTTGTTCATTTGCCCTCCATGCTGTCGAGCAAACGCTTTTTCATGCTTTCGAACATCGTCGCGTTCTCTTGACGAATTCGATACGGGATTCCGCGCTTTTTCCAATTCATGACAACTTGCGCGTTCTTGACCCCGAGCAACTTGGCGACGAATGTGGGTCCACCCAACGCTTTGATTAACTCCCAATCGGCTGTAGCATCTACTTGTGGCTGTTGACGTTTATTCATGGCTAAACCTATGTTTGTTTGACTGCCAATCATTATATACGTATGTTGATACTAATAAAAGGATGTGAAATGAGAGATGATGCAAAACGGATGTATGAGGCGGCTAAGTCGTTGAAATCTATTGATTCTCAAGCTGACTTAGCACGATTTCTTGACGTGTCGGCGCAGACACTACACAACTGGGAACAACGCGGCATTTCGCGTCGGGGCGTGTTGTTGTTGCACACGAAATTGGGTGCGTCGACTGAGTGGCTCGAACACGGCGTGGGCGACATGTCAGCAAGCAAGATCGACAGCTTGTCGTATGACAATGAATACGTGGACATCCCGCGTTTATTTGTTGGCAATCATCGATCGCAGATGCACGGCGTGGAACAGCCCGTCATGGATTATTTGCGCTTGTCGCGCACGTATACGGGGCAACGTTTCCCGTTGACTGTTGCGTCATTGCGATTCGTCACTGCGAACGATGCGATGATGTCACCCACGTTTTCAGCGGGTGACGTTTTAATCGTTGACGTGTCGCACACAAGCATCAATCAGAACGGTGTTTACGTGTTTCTCGATGCTGATCAAAACGTTCATGTCGCACGATTCACGCGCACGTTGAACGCGGACTATCAAATCACGTACGACAACGACACGATCAAATCAACGTATATTCTTTCAAATCAACAGATTACGATCGTTGCGCGAGTCGTTTGTTACGTGCGATTCATACACGTCGACGACGGGTAGGCGAAAAAAGTAAACATTCGTTTGACATTCTTATAAACGTCGTGTGTAATAACGTTTATGCCAACAACTTGCATAAACGGACAAAACATGACGCATCAACGTTCTCGCATCGATCGTCCCACGCCCCGCACGATGGACGAAGCGTTCGGCTATCGCGCCGAATTGATCGACACCACTGAATATCCCCACAAGGTTTACGACATCACGCTGATCATCATCGGCGTGTTGGCGATTGCGTTCGCCGTCGTCTGGATGTTGCTTGGCAATTAACCCTTTCACAACAAAACGGAGCAAACAATGACAGCACTCACAACGCTGACTAGCAAACTCGCGTCGCAACTGAACATGGGCGATGGCACGGATTTGATCGAAACGCTGAAGTCAACCGCCTTCAAAGGGCAAGTCAGCGATTCTCAGATGGTCGCTTTGCTGACCGTCGCCAATCAGCACGGCTTGAACCCTTGGACGAAAGAAATTTACGCGTTTCCAGATCGTCAAAATGGCATTGTCCCAGTCGTCGGCGTTGACGGTTGGTCGCGCATCATCAATTCGCACCCGCAGTTCGACGGTATGGATTTTGAACAAACCGACGAGCATTGCACTTGCAGAATTTATCGCAAAGATCGATCACACCCAACAACCGTGACGGAGTTCATGAGCGAGTGCCGCCGTGAAACGCAACCTTGGAAAACGCACCCACGACGCATGTTGCGTCACAAAGCGATGATTCAAGCCGCGCGACTCGCTTTTTCGTTCGCGGGTATTTACGACCCAGACGAAGCGGAAGTGATTTCGCAAAACGCCCCCGCGACGAGCAACAAAACCCCGCAAGGCGCGGCGCAACAGACGCGTCAAGACGACTACGACGATTTCGAGCGTGAATACTTGCCCGCAATGCGTGAAGCCGCAGAACGCGGCGAGCAAGCGTTGTCTGAAGCATTCAAAGGTATGCCAAAGGGCGCAAACAAAATTGCTTTCTGGCAAGCGCATCAACACGATTTGAAATCGATCGCCGCGCAAGTCGTGGAGGTGAATGATGATTGAACAAGGCACGACAGAATGGTTTCAACAGCGGTGCGGCAAAGTCACCGCGTCGCGCGTGTACGACGTAATGTCGTCATTAAAAAGCGGAAAGCCAAGCGCGGCTCGAACGAACTACGCCGCTGAGTTGGTCGCTGAGATCATGACGGGCAAACCCGCCGATTCGTTTGATAACGCCGCGATGCGTTGGGGGCGTGAATGCGAACCGTTGGCTCGATCAGCGTATGAAGCTGAGACGGGGCAAATCGTGCAACTCGCGGGTTTTGTCGATCATCCGAGCATACCGAATACGGGCGCATCGCCCGACGGATACGTGAACGACAACGCGCTCATCGAGTTGAAATGCCCAAACACGGCGACACATATCGAAACGTTGTTAAACAACGAGATACCAGTCAAGTATCAGTATCAGATGCTTTGGCAACTCGAATGCACTCAGCGCGAATGGTGCGATTTCGTGAGTTTCGACCCGCGATTGCCGCCCGAACTTCAACTGTTCATCAAACGATTCGATCGCGACGACGAGCGACTGGAAAACATTCGCGACGAAATCGTCAAATTTCTTAATCACGTCAACGACGTGGTTATCAAACTAGAGCGCATTCGCTCGCAACAAGGAAACGTCAATGCTTAATAACTGCCAAGTGATCGGACATCTCGGTCGCGACCCAGAGATGAAATACAGCGCAAACGGCGACGCGTTCTGCGTCATGAACGTTGCGTCGAGCGAGAAATGGAAAGACAAGTCGGGACAGCCGCAAGAACGCACGGAATGGTTTCGTTGCATCGCGTACGGGCGATTGGCTGAAGTTGCGGCGAATACTTGCACAAAGGCTCATTGGTGTACGTCAGCGGTTCATTGAACACGCGCACGTATCAAAACAAAGACGGGGTCGAAGCAAAGATCACGGAACTCAAAATGCGTGAAATGAAAATTCTCAACTCAAAGCAACAGTCTCAAAATCAAGCCGATTCGACTCAGCAGTCAATGCCAGAACCGCAAAGCAAGTCGTTGAATGACATGGACGACGACATCCCGTTTTAGTTTTTATTGGAGCAATCATCGTGTTTTTATCGCCGCAGACTATCGCGAGAAAGGTTTGCCAATTGGCAAGCGATTGGAACGAAACCGTGTATTTACACAAGCTAAACGACAACAGCGTGATTCGTTATTGGAAAGATCAGACAACGAAGCCGAAAGGCGATTTCATCGGCTGTTACGACAAAAGTTGTCAGCCCGAATACGTCGAGGAAGATTTGATCGACGCTTTCAATGGTCAACGCGAGTTGTACTTTCGAGCCAAACGATAAGCGGAGCGCGTTGATGATTTTGGTGTACGAATTCAACGAATCAGAAATCAACGATTTGAAGCGCGACGACGAAATGACGATTCGCGTGTTGCAAAACGTGCTTGATTATTTGGAGAACGATTATGGCGAACTTTACAAGGGATTGCTCATCGATTCTGTTCGGCTCGAAATCAATCGGGTTGGGAAACGAGATTATTCACCGAAATGGCGATGAACCAAAGTCATGTCGTGATTGCGAATGGTCGCTTGAAGTGACCGACCCGTTTGCAACTGGCGATCATTGGCACGTTGAGTATGAGTGCGAACACCCGGTTAAATGTCCTTGGGGGAAAGATGAAGTCTGATCATTGTTTCATTATTGCCGAAACGGGAACGTTTCGCTGTGATGTATGCGAGTTTGAATACACGCCCGCGTATCCAGTGCCGATCACCATGTTGGGCGCGATGATTGACGCATTTATGGAAACTCACGCGAGTTGCGAACAAAGGAATAAGAATGACTCAAACCCAATCGATACGTGAGGCATTTATTGAATCGTTGCGCCATCAGTTGTCTGATCTAAAAGCGCAACGAGTCAACATGACATTGCAGATACACATGATCAAACAACAGATTGAATCTTTGGAGGTAAGCGGTGAAATTGCATCAAGTGACAGTGAAGTTCACGTCTGTGGTTTTTGCGGAGGACGAATCAAAAGCGCGAGATGTCGCGATCGATCACTTGGATGACATTTTGTGGGAAAGCGACCCGTCGATCATTATCGAGCCATTCATTGACGATGAGTGGCACGACGAACACGTGCCGCACGGTGGCAATGGCAAAACGATTAAAAAATTGAAATCACATGGCACGAATAGACGATGAATTGATGGATGAAACGTTGAGGCACGAACGACGTGCCGTTCAACTGTTCATCGATAAACACCCGACATACGAGTACATTCACACGCCGAAGGAAGGTTATTCAAAAGTCGACGCGTTGTTGATGCAAAACAATGTCGTCAAAGCGGTTGTCGAGACAAAGTGTCGACGCAAACTGTCTTTGGACGATTTGCGGAATCGATTCAATTACGAGTGGCTTTTGTCGCACGATAAGGTCGAAGCGGGTCGCCAGTTGGCAACGACGTTGGAAGTGCCGTTTGTCGGGTTTTTATATCTCATCGATGATGATATTTTGCTTGTTCAGCGATTGTGCAACGTCGATGGCACGTACGCGGTCGACATGAGCATTCGCGCAACGGAAACCAAGGCAACTATGGAAGGCGGGAAAATCATTCGAAACAACGCCTACATCGACATGAGCAACGCAACGTTGTTCAGAGCCGATACGTTCTAAACACACGTATACAAATCGGTTCCGCACGTTTAGAAATTCGGGTGTACTTTCAACGCGTGTTGTCGGTGGAAAAGCCATGAACGGAGCATCATCATGGCAATCTACAAACATTCAAAATCACAAGTCTGGTTCGTCAGCGTCGTGGACGCAAGCGGCAAGCGTATTCGTCATTCGACGAAAACGCGCGACAAGAAAGCCGCGCAAGAGTATCACGACAAGTTGTGCGCGTCGTTCTGGCGACAAACACAGCTTGATGAACCGCCGCAGTACACGTTCGCGCAAGCGGCGTTGCTGTATTTGCAATCACTGCAAGGGCGTTCGAACTACAGAAACGCTCGCGAACATGTCAAATATTGGCGCGAGCATTTTGCGGACGTTCCGATTCGATCTTTAACAAGCGACATGATTGAACGCGCTACGCCGACGCGTACGCGATTGCCGTACGGCGCGCAACGCGATACGTCGCCCGCGACCAAGAATCGCTTTCTCGCGACGATGGGCAAGATTTTGAACGATAGCGTCAAGCGCGGTTGGATTGATCGTGCGCCGTACATTCAAAAGCATCGCGAACGCAACGTGCGCGAATCGTTCATGACAAAAGACGAAGCGCGTCGACTTGTCGAATGTATGCCCGTCGGTTGGATGCGTGACGTGACAGAATTCGCGTTCGCGACTGGCATGAGACGCGGCGAGATACTTTCGCTTGAATGGTCGGAAGTCAATCTCGATCAACGATTCGTCAGCGTGTTAAGCGCAAAGGCTAAAAGCGGGCAAGGTCGACCCGTGCCGTTGAATTCGTGCGCGGTCGACGTGATACGTCGTCGTGTCGGAAAACACCCGCGGTACGTGTTCACAGCGCGTCACAAACGCACGTACGACATCGATCGTCGCGTGTTTGTGCAAGCGTTGATCGATGCGCGTTTGTCGTCGTCGTTTCGATTTCACGATTGTCGTCATTCGTGGGCAAGTTGGATGGCACAAGCGGGAACGCCCATGTTGACGTTGCAACGACTCGGTGGGTGGAAAACGCTGTCGATGCTGAATCGATACGCGCACTTGTCGATCGATGATCTGCAACGATACGCGTCGACGTGTGAGTTTTTTACACACCCGACGACGAAAAAAAACGCGCTCATTGACGGATGAAGCGCGTAAACGATTGATTCTATTAGTGAAAGTTTGGTGGCGCATCAGGGACTCGAACCCCGGACCTGCGGATTATGATTCACACCCTACCAAACGTTTAATCTTCAATAACTATTTGAAAATAAACGCTTTTCTGTCGACAACACACTGATCGACATACGCGTTTACGCGCAAAAAACGCCCGAAATTTTACGATTTCCCGCGCGTTTGTGTGAGATTTTTACACACCCAAATCGTTGAGTTGCATCGGCGCAACGTCAAAAAAAAATTTCTGAGAAACGCCACAAATCGACGGAAATCGTCTACTATTTAGTTGTGGTCAATGAACATTTAACGGAGTAAACGACATGACAATCAAACAAGTTAAACAAGGAAAGCATTACAGCGTTGAACGTCACAGCGGATATAACCATCGCACAACTGAGCAAGTTGAATGGGTCG